CATAGAGGTAGCAATCCATCTTGCCGAAATCCGTGTAGCTGCGGATAACGAGGTAAACGAGCGCGTTGTGCTTCTCCTCGAAGTCCCTGATGCGCTGCAAGTCCTCTCCCTCTGCCCAGAAGAACGCTCCCACCGGCGGCTCGCTGATGCTCACATAGCCGTCCTCCTCGAACTGCTTGATGGTCTGCGGGAAAATGTCGGCCAGCTTCATGCGCTTGATGGCCTCGGCTTTCTTTTCGTCTCTTGTCATTTCAGGTATCTCCTTTCAGTCATCGTAATCATCGTCGCCCAGCAGGTTCTCTTTCCAATCGCGGTATCGGGGAACTCTGCTGAGGGCTTTATCAAGGAGCCAGAGGACAAAGCCTCCGGCTCCGAAGTAAGCACCGAGCAAGCAAAGAATGAACAGCCCGATGAATAAATCATCACTCATCTCCGCATACTGCCTCCTTTTCCACGTATTCGGAGCAGGTCATAGCCCCCGTGTCTCTGTTGAACGAAAGACTTTTCACCCCTCCCGGGTGATGGCAGATGTAGTTCACCCCGCCGTTCTGGGTGAGGGTCATACCGTCTGCCAGCGTTGTCTTGAAGCGTCCGTGCGTAGCCGTCGCAAAAATGCAGCTCTCACAACTTTTCATGTTCAGTCCTCCTCCTCCTCCAACTGCTTTCTTAGCATCCGGGCGTACTCGTTGTACGCCCGAACGCTCTCACGGTCATTCCAATTTGTCTGCCTGTGTTTCTCAGCGAGAAGCGCATAATATTCATCTCTCGTCATTTCAACTCCTCCTCGTCGTACATATCGCCGTAGTAATCGGCCATCTCGCTTTCGAACAGCATACGGATCACATTGTCGCCGTGCTCCTTGCGCAGAGCCTCAAGCTCGCCCTCGGTGTAGAAGTCGAGCAGGGCGGCGTATTCGTTCCGAATATCCGCAGGGACTTTCTTGAGGTTCGGAGCGTCCTCCAACACGAGCGGGTAAGTGCCTCGGCCCCAATCGCCCCAGCCGCCGTAACCGTACCGGCTGAAACGGTAGCTCTCGATGTACTCATACTGCGGAAAGTCGGGCTTGGCCGCGTCCGCTACAATCTCCACCACTTTCTTCACTGTGGCGTTGAGATGCTTGCGGTCGATGTACTCGTGCTGGGTGTGGGCATTGTAGTAGCCGGACGAAAGGTTCACCGCCGCCACGCCGAGTGCGGGAGCGATGAGAGAGATGTCGCTGAACGAACCAAAATCCGTTTCAAACCCCTTGCTCGTGATGTACTCCTCAAACTCCGGGTT